TGCAGTAAAAATGGATTTAATATAAATAGGAAAGGAGTTAGGATTTATATGAAAACTAAATGTAATTGTTGTGATTCCTATTTTCATGAAAAATCTAAATTTCCTGGTTTGACTAACGGTGATATTTTTCTTTTAATAAAAATAAATGCAGGTGGATTTGATATGATTTATATAAAAGATATTGAAAATTTAAAAGAAAACAGTTGTTTAAAAAGAACAATAATAAAGTTATTAAATAAAAAATTAATAGAAAAAGATAACAAATATGGAACATATAGAGTTACAGAAAAAGGTTTTAATTTAATAGTAAAAAATAGGATTGGATAAAAAAAGAATTAAATGAAAATAGTTGACTACGAAAATGGGCATTTCATTATCTCTTTCAATAATACGTCAAAGGAAGCTTTCTATGAAACTTTGGCAAAAGTGAAAACCCTTACAGGCCGGAGCTATAAGGATAAATTGTGGAAAGCTCCTGCGATAGAAACTAATTTAGACATACTTGTACAGGAAGGATTTATATTTTCAGTTAAGGCAAAGGAATATATAAGAAATCTATACAGATCTAAACCGGAAAGAATATTACCAGAAGTAGACAAAAGTCAATTGAAAGGATTATTTCCTTTTCAGATTGAAGGTGTGCAATTTTTATCCAGTAGACAAGGACACGGAATCATATCAGATCAGATGGGTTTAGGAAAAACAATACAGGCTTTAGGTTATTTAAAACTACACCCGGAATTAAGACCAGCATTAGTAATCTGCCCAGCATCATTAAAATTAAACTGGCAAAGAGAAATAAATAAATGGTTACCTGAGGAAAGCATACAAATATTAAGTGGAAGGAATCCAGATCATTTAATGTTTGGAATAAATATATATATAATTAATTATGATATTCTCGGTATAGGAGAAGTAATTATAAAAAATGGGAAAAAGAAAACTATATTAAAAGGTGGCTGGTTTTCCAGGATATTAAATGAAGAAAATATAAAAATAATAATAGCTGATGAAATCCAGTATATAAGTAATCATAAAGCAATAAGAACAATAGCTTTTATAGAAACAGCAAGAAAAATAAAAAAAGTAATAGGACTTTCAGGCACACCAATAAAAAATAGACCGTCTGAGTTTTTTACTATTCTTAATTTAATTGAACCTAAAGTATTTCCAAACAGATGGAATTATCTACAGACTTTTTGTAATCCTAAAAATAACGGTTTCGGCTGGACTTTTAAAGGGCTTACTAATGGGAAAGAATTATACAGACTTATTTATCCTTTGATGATACGGAGAGAAAAAAAGGATGTATTAAAGGATTTACCTGATAAAATAAAAACGGTAATTCCATTAGAAGTAAACCAAGCCGATTTTCGTAAATATGAAAAAATGTATGAGGAAGTTTTTAATAAAATTGAAAATATGAAAGTAATTGAAAAAAGAGGGAATTATGAGAAATTAAAACAAATGGCTTATGCCTGTAAACGGGAATCTGTTCTTAATTGGATTGATGATTTTATATCTACTGGAGAGAAATTAGTTTTATTTTCTTATCACCGGGCTGTTTTAGATGATATTGAAGAGAAATTCAAAAATATTTCAGTACGAATTGATGGAAGTGTAAATATTAAATTAAGACAGGAAAGGGTAGATCAATTTCAATTAAATGAAAATATAAAGATTTTTTCTGGGCAGATCCAGGCTGCCGGGATAGGAATTAATTTGACTGTTGCTTCATCTGTGGCCTTTGTTGAGTTTGGGTGGAACCCGGCAGATCATGAGCAGGCGGAGGACAGGTGTCACCGGATAGGGCAGTCTGAATGTGTCAATGCCTATTACCTGGTTGCAGTAGGAACTATTGAAAATAAAATAGTAGAATTATTGATAGAAAAAGGAAAAATGTTAGGGCAAGTATTGGATGGAAAAGAAAAGGATTTCTTTTCTGAAGATATATTAGAAGTTTTAATGAAAGGAGAAAATAACTATGATAAGTGATAGTATTATTGAAATGTATAAAAAATGTGATTATAAAATAAAGGTTAATTTAATTTATTTTAATATAAATGGTAAATATAAATATGAAGGTGAGTATATGGAAGATTATATACCATTATTTGAAATATGGGAAAAAATAGAAAAAATGGAAATTCATCCAGGTTTATCTTGTAGATGGAATGGTTTAATTTATATTGAAGTACCTGATCATATGCATAATCATCCACATATCCTAAATATGAGTATATAGTAAATTTTAATGAAAGGAGAATGAATGAAACTAATTAAACCTGGATATGAAATATTATCCGAAATAGACAGAGAGACTATTCTTAAGAGAATAGAAATTGCTGGAAGAACTTGTTATAAATCAGAGAAAAAAATAACAGAAGAATCAGCCAGTAAATTTGTAAAAGGAATAGTAAAAGCAGGCCATTTATCAGTAATTGAACATGTAAATATTATTGTAAAATTTATTTGTGACCGTGGAGTTACTCATGAATTGGTAAGACATAGACTTGCTTCTTATTCACAAGAAAGTACAAGATATTGTAATTATAGTGGAGGAGTTACTTTTATAATACCTTTATGGTTATATGATGATATTCCAGAGGGTGAATATAAAAAATGTCCAGATAATTGGGGAACACCTTTTACAGCTTCTATGCTTTGGTTTTCAAGTATGCTTGAATTAGAAGGATTATATATTCGTTTATTAAAAGAAGGATGGAAACCACAACAAGCAAGAAGTGTTCTCCCAAATTCTTTAAAAACTGAAATAGTAACTACTTGTAATTTAAGGGAATGGAAACATATTTTTAATTTACGTTGTTCTGAAAAGGCACACTCACAAATAAGAGAAATAATGATTCCTTTAAGAGAAGAATTAAAAAGTATTCTGCCGGAAATATATGGATAGGCAATGAATAGACAATTTTTTTTAAATAATCTATGGAAATGGAAATGCCATTTACCGGAAATAAATTTTGAAAAAGAGGACATACAGAAATTGAAAAAAACAGAATGGTCTGAATTATTTGAAAAATTAATGAGGAATAGATTGATAATGGGTTCTTTTCGATATGGAAAACTTAATATTATAAATAAAAAAGATTATAATAGAATTGGATTCATTATAAAACTATCTAAGAAATATCAGGAAGATAAAAATAAAGAACATCTTATTGATATTGCTAATTTATGTTTGTTGGAATTTGAAGAAGGTAATGGTTATTTTAAAAGTATTGATGATAAAGATCATGTGAATACTAAATAGAAAGGGTCATTATTGGAAAGAGAAAAAATTGATTTATCTCAGGAACGTACTATTATTATTATGATGATAGTATCTACTGATTTCCTTAATCGTATTGCACCAGTAACTAAACCAAAATATTTTAAGTCTAAATATTCAAGAATAATCAGTGAATGGATTTTGGAATATTGGCAGGAATATAGACAAGCACCAGATAAAAATATTCAAGAAATTTATAGATTGAAATCAAAATATTTACAAGAAGAAGAAGATACTGAAACAATAATGGAATTTTTAAGAAAATTATCTAAAGAATGGTTAAAATGGGAATATATTCATAATATAGATTTTTCTATAAAACAGACTATTCATTATTTAAAAATTAGATCGCTTGAAATATTATCTGAAGAAATAATAGGTGCTGTACAGATCGATGATTATAGTCAAGGAGAACAACTTGTTGCCAATTATAATAGAATCGAAAAGTATGGAATGAAAGGAGTAAGATTATTAAGAGATGCTTTGCCTATTGCTGATGCTTTTCTTAATGAAGCAGAAATTGTTTTTAAATTCCCTGGGGCGATTGGAGAATTATGTGGAGATTTTCAGCGCGGAGACTTAGTAGCTTTTCTTGCTTCTCAAAAAAAAGGGAAGTCATGGTGGCAATGGGCTTTATCATATATGGCAATGCATACACAAATGAAAGTAATATTTTTTTCTTTAGAAATGACAGAAAGACAAGTATTAAGAAGAGCGTGGCAATCTTTAGTAGGATTGCCAAGAAAAGATATGGAAGTTACTATCCCCTATTTTATTGATTTAGAAAATGAAAAATATAAAGTAAAAACAAGGATTGAAAATATGAAAGGTGTGGATATTTCTATAATAGAAAAAGAGCAAAAAAAGTTCCGGTTTTACTGCCGGGGTGGTGATGTTTTAATAAAAGTAATGCCGTCAAACTCTATGACAGTGGAAATGATTGAAATAGAATTAGATAATATAATGTATTATGATGATTTTATTCCTGATATTGTTGTTATTGATTATGCCGATATATTGCTGCCTTCAATAAAGGGAGAACATAGACATCAGCTTGATCATATATGGAAAAAATTAAGAGGATTGGCCCAGGATAGAGATATTCTAGTAGTTACTGCATCACAGGCCAATCGAAAAGCATTAAAGGAAGATGCTGGAAAAGAACATATTGTTGAAGATATAAGGAGATTAGGACATGTTTCTAAACTAATTGCTTTGAATCAATCGGAAATAGATAAACAAAATCACGGAATACGAGTGAAATTGCTTGTAGAAAGAGATGGAATATGTAGTGATAAGCAGGTATTTGTTTTGTATTGTTATGAAATAGGTCGTCCCTGTATTGATAGTAGATTTCTAAATAAAGTAATAAGAGAAAATATTAAGGACGAAAATATGACTTGATTGCTATATTATATATGAAAGGAAGGTTATATTATGCCACAAAAAATGAGATTATCAAAATCCTACTGCCTGGATTGCGGAAAAACTATTTCTCCGAGTAATAATTTATGTGATAAATGTAAAAGAAAACGGATGAAAAATTGTTATTCTTTTTCAAATTGTTTTGAAAAAGATTGTAAAGATTGTTTGAAAAAGGAATAAATAGATGAAAAGAAAGAAAATAATTAAGAAGCTTAAAAAAGAAAAAAAGTCTGCTAAAGAAATAGGAAGAGAATTTGAAGAAAAAGATCAAGAAATGTTTTCCTATTGTTCTGGTATGATAAAAGGAATAAAATTTGCTCTGGAATTATTAGAAAAGAAAGGAAAACACAAATGAAAATAAATAGACAAGTTTTTCAAGACATACTTGAAAAAGCCATTTTATGTACTGCCAAAGAAGGACTTTTTTCTGATGCTTTTTTATTTGAAAATGAAACTATCAATGCATATAATTTTGAAGTAGCTATAATGATTTCTTTACCATTTTCTTTTTATAAGGAAAAATTTGCTGTAAAAGCTATTAATTTATACAAATTAGTAAAAAAAATACCAGATGAGAATATTGAAATTATTCTTGAAAAAGATAGTAAATTGATTATTAAAACAAATCATATTGAAGCCTCATTACAATTATTAAAAGATGATTTTTTTCATGAATTAAAAGAATTGTCTGTTAATGAATGGATTGATTTATCAGAAGACTTTTATATAGGATTAAAAATGAGTTTAATGGATAATAATAATTTTCTTTATCCTGGAGTATGTGGAAAAGATGGGAAATTATATTCTTTAGATGGTAAAAAATGTAGTATTTATGACACTAAAAAAGATATAGATTATTTTTTAATTTCAAATGAAAATATAAAAAAAATTCTCCGTATTTTTCCTGGTAAAATAATTAATTGTTACAATGGAAAATCATGGTTAATATTTAAAAACTATCATATTACTTTTGCATGTAAAAAGATTATTGATGATATTTTTAAAACAGATGCTTGTGAAAATTTATTTAAACGATATGCTTTATGGGATTCCGATATACAAGGTGATTTTCCAGAAAATTACAAAGATACAATTGATCGATCTTCTTTACTAACGGATGAAGAATATATTTCATTACGATTTAGCAATGACTTTATTGAATGTATTACTAAAAAAGCAAAAAATGAATATTATGAAAAAGTAAAATGGAAACATAAGATGAATAAAACATTTGAACAATTTCAAATTTCTACTAATTATAAAAATATTTTATACGGATTAAAAAGAGCATCTTCTTTTTATTTAAAAGATTCTGAAAGTATAAATAAGATAGAAGAAGAAAGAGAAATGAATCCTAAAGTAAAAAAAATAGGAAAAAGAATCATTTTTTTTGCAGATAATTATAAACTTATTATAGTTTGTTATGAGAAAGAATAATGAAAGAATCTTTTTTTGAAGAAATGGGAATAGATTTTCTTGAAATAAAAAAAAAGGAAACCTGCGAAAAATGTGGTTTATATAAAAATTGTATAAGTCCGAAAATGGAACCATCGGGAAGAGGAAGAAAAAAAATATTATTAATAGGAGAAGCTCCCGAAAAAGTGGAAGATGAAGAGAATACACAATTTATAAGTCGTTCTGGACAATTATTAAGAAGAACAATAGAAGAAGCAGGATTATTTCTTGATCGAGATTTTAGAAAAACTAATGCAGTCAGATGTAGACCACCAAATAATAGAACACCTTATACAAAAGAGATAAATATTTGTAGAAAATATATTTATAAGGAAATAAAAGAATATAAACCCAAAGTAATTATATTGACTGGAGCTATTGCATTACAAAGTTTGTTAGGGCAGAGAATAACAGGAAGAATTGAGAAAGTACCTTTTTCAGATTGGGCAGGAGAATGTATTCCTGACCAGGAATTAAAATTATGGATTTGTCCTGTTTTTCATCCTGCTTATATTATGAGAAATGATGCTGATCCAGTTTTATTAAAAATATGGAAAAAGCAGATTGAAAAAGCTATCTCTATGATTAACATTCCTATCTATATACATAATTATGAATCTGATGTGATTATTATGACAGAAGAAAATGAAGTATGTACTTTTATAGAAAATATGATGATTACTACAAATTCTCTTCTTTCTTTTGACTACGAAACTACAGGAAAAAAACCACATAGAGAAGGACAGAGAATAATTTCAGTTTCTATTTCAGACGGGATATATGCCTGGTCTTTTCCATTTTTCTCTGAAAGTGAAAGATTTATTCAACTATGGAAAAAGTTTTTATCTTCCAACACAAAAAAGATCGCTCATTATGCCAGTTTTGAAAGATTGTGGTCGATAGAAAAAATAAATACGGATATTGAAGGACAATTATGGGATACTGCTTTAATACAACATATTTTAAGAAATGATAAAAATAAACAGTTAAAATTCTGGTCTTATGTAAAATTTGGTATTTTAGGCTATGATGATAATTTGCATTCGTTTATATCTAAAGCAAAAGAAAATGAAGATGAGAAATCGGCAAATGCTTTTAATAGATTAGATGAAGCATCAAAAAAAGAAGTATTACATTATGGTGGATTAGACTCTTTATTAACACATAAATTACAACAGGAGCAATCATCTGAATTAATTAATAATAAAAATTATATAAAAGCGTATGAACTTTTTATTGAAGGAGATGAATATCTTGTAAAATGTTCGCAAAATGGAATTAGATTAAATTTAGAGGAAATGGAAAAACAGAAAATAAGAATAAAAAGAAAATTAGAAAAATTACATTTAGATATAATGGAAAGTAAAGAAATACAAGAATGGGACAGAATAAAACCTTTTAATTATAATAGTATAAAAGATATAAAACACTTACTTTTTGATTTAATGAATATTCATCATTTTATATTAACTAAAACAGGAAATCCAGCAGTAAATAAAGAAGCTTTAGAAAAAATGAATCTTCGAATAACAAATAGAATACTTGAATACAGAAGATGGAATAAGGCTTTAAATACTTATATAGCTCAATATTCCCGTGAACAGATTAATGGTATTCTTCATCCTTTTTTCCATTTATCTACTGTAACAACTTATCGATCATCAAGTAGTAGACCGAATTTTCAGAATATTCCCAAACAGGATAAAGAAATAAAACAAATACTCCGGTCTTTTATTATTCCCAGGAAAGGAAATAGATTGACTTCTTATGACTTTAAACAAATGGAAGTATGTGTTGCTGCCTGTTATAATCAAGATCCTAATCTTATTGCATATATTAAAGATACAACAAAAGATATGCATAGAGATATGGCAGCATTACTTTTTATGAAAAATAAAGAAGAGATAACAAAAGAGGAAAGACAAGAAGTAAAGAATAAATTTGTATTCCCCGCTTTTTATGGCAGTTATTATGAACAAATGGCACCAGATTTGTGGGAAAATATACCAAAATATACAAAAGTACATTTAAAAGAAAAAGGAATAAAAAATTTATTTGCTTTTATTGAACACGTTCATTATATAGAAAATTATTTATGGGAAAGTCTCTTTCCTGTTTATGCTGATTGGAAAGTAAAAACATATAAAGAATATCAAAAGAAAGGTTATATTGATTTTTATACTGGTTTTCGCTGTTGGGGGCCAATGAAGAAAAATGAAGCTATTAATTATAGAATACAAGGAACGGCTTTTCACATTCTTCTTTGGACTTTAATCCAAGTAATGAAAAGAACAGAAAGTAATAAAAGAAGTTATATTATAGGACAAATTCATGATGATATTGAAGGAGATATCCACCCGGATGATGAAGAAGAATTTGATTATCTTGTCTGGCTTTATGCTACACAAAAAGTTCGGGAGCATTGGGATTGGATTAATGTACCTCTCCGGGTTGAAAAAGAACGATCAGAAATAGATGGTAATTGGGCTGAAATGAAGGATTGCGGATTTCTGGATTTTAGTAAGAAAGGAAATTAAAGAATGAAACATAAATATTTAACAGATTCAATAGAACTGATAAAAAATATTAGTTCAGAATCGAAAAATAATAAAATAAGATTAAGGAATATAATTTTATCTTATGCAGATGAATTTGCTTTTATTACTGAAGCAATAAAACAAATAGATCAATATAAAACAATAATTGAACCAGCCGGAGAAGTAGCCTGGAATGAAGTTAAACCAAATCTTAAAGCTTGTGTAAGAGGAGAAATAACTATTTTTGAATTCTTTTTTCTTGATCTATTACAAATAATTAAAAAATGTTATAATCAGTTTCAAATTGCAATGGCAATTTGTCGGAATATTCCTCTAATTAACCGGGGAATAAAAGAATTTAAAGGGGAAAAAAATGGGAAATAAAGCATGTCATTTTTGTGATGTTTTATCTGTAACTGTTGAAGATATAATTGCAATATAAAAAAAGTTAAATATTTAGGGAAGAATATTGAATGTACTTATTATTAATAAAAGGAAGTATTGGGATAAAGGAGGTATATAATGCCACTTCATAAAATACATAGAAATATGTATCCTTATATTACTCACACGTGGAATCCTATAAAAGGAGAATGTAGTCATGATTGTTCATATTGCTATGTAAAAAAAATGATGCAACAATTTAAGCAAAAACAAAAATTACCAAAATTTTATGAATCAGAACTAAAAGTAAATCTTGGTACAGGAAAAATAATATTTGTCGGTTCAAATATAGATATATTTTCAGAATTAATACCATTTATTTGGATAATAAACACATTAGATCACTGCAAAAAATATCCTGATAATTTATATTTTTTCCAGACAAAAAATCCTGCCAGGTATATTGAATTTGCTAATGACAATCAATTTCCTGAAAAAGTTATATTTTGTACAACTATTGAGACAAACAGGTATTATCCTGAAATTATGGGGAACTCACCAATGCCGCTTGTCCGAATGAAACATATCAATGATATGAGACTAAAAAAATATGCAACAGCTATTACAATTGAACCTATCCTTGACTTTGATTTTTCAATATTTTCCAGTACATTAATTGCTTGCAGACCAAATTTTATTTATATCGGTATGGATTCAAAAAAATGTGGACTGCCTGAACCAGGGAAAAACAAGATAAAAGAATTGATTGATGTCTTGCGGAAATCTGGACTAAATGTCAGGATTAAAGATAATTTATGGAGGTTAATAAAATGAAATCATGTCCTTTTTGTGGCGTTATGCCTGTTGTTTATGATTCATCTGATGATTTAAAATTAGAACATAAGCCAAATTGTTTTTTAAAAGATAATACATGGATTGTTGGCGAACGACAGATAAATAAATGGAATACTCGTTTTCCTGACTGGATATCAATAGATGAAAATGAAAAATTACCGGAAGAATTTAAAGTAGTACAGACATATCATGTAGATGATTTATATCCAGTAAATGCTTATTTATATGATAAAAAACAAAATATATGGATAAGAGAAACTGAGGGGCCGGAGGATATAGTCATAAATGGAAGGAATGAACAATTATATAGACCACCTACTTACTGGCAACCTCTACCTGATTTGCCGGATAAAATATGAAATTAATAACAGATTATGAAGTAGAAGGAAGTTGGACAACTCATAAAGCAAAAAGTAGATGTCGAAATTGTGGTAAATTAAAAGAATTAGTACCAGAAAAAGGACATTATAATTCTCAATATTGGAAATTAAAAAGGCCAGATGGACTTGATTTATTTTGTTGTCCCAACGGTTGTTCAATAAAAGAAGCAGATAAAAAAATGGAATATTTTTTAACTTTTTATAATTATATGATAAAAAGATGTAAATCATATAATTATCGTCTAGATTATACTATAATAAAATATGGTTGGATTGATAGAAAAGGAATTCTTTTTCCTTGTAAACATCAAGAACATAAATATATTGCAGAAAAAATTTTTAAGAAAAATATGAATATAATAGAAAATGAAGGTTATGTTAAAATAACAGTAGGAATAAATCAAAAAATAGTTATTTCTTGTATTAAGAAACCGACTGAACAACAAATAAATACTATTTTAGATTGGGCACATGCTAATAATTTTAAAACACGAGAATTATTTAATTATATCAGAACTGATTCTATGCATTATGAATTTGAAATGAAAAAAATTAGAAAGGAGTATATTTCATGAATTTATATAATCAATATAGACCTAAAGATTTTGATGAAATGGTAGGGGAATCAATTATAATTGAAAATCTTAAAAGTATTATTTCAAGTACAAATAAATCCCATGTATATCTTTTTACTGGCCCACCTGGATGTGGAAAAACTACTGCTGCCTTAATATGTGCCAATAAATATATTAAAACAGCCCAAATAATAGAAATTAATTCTGCTAATAATAGGGGAATAGATATTGCCAGGGAAATTATAGAAAATATAAAAGGAAAACCTATAATTGGTACTAATTGGGTTTATATTATTGATGAAGTACATGAAACCACTAAAGATTGGCAGGATGCTATGCTTAAACCCCTTGAAAATGTTCCTGAATATGTTTATTTTTTTCTCTGCACTACTAATCCTGAAAAACTAAAAATAGCATTAAAAAATCGATGTTCTATTTATAATTTTAAGTCGATTGAAAACACAATATTGTTTCGGCTTGTAAATAGAATAAGTAGAAAAGAGAATAAAAATATTGAAGAAGAAATTCTTCATGAAATAGCAATAAAAGCAAAAGGTTCTGCCAGGTCTGCCTTAATTATGCTTGAGAAAATCTTTAATGTAAATAACTCTAAAGATGCAATGCAAATAATAAAGACATGGGAAGATGATGAAATTATTCCAGATATAGGAAGACTCTGTCGTTTATTACTTGATAAAGAAGTTTCCTGGTCTCAATTATGTTTAATATTAAATAAATTGAATGATATTGAAGTAGAAACAATAAGACGGGGAATATTAGGATATATGGCAACAATACTTTTAAAACAAAATAATAGAAAAGTTGCTATCATAATGGAATCTTTTCTTGATCCTTTTTATAATACAGGAAGACCTGGATTAATATATGCTTGTTATCAAGCAATAAATATGTAAAAAGGAACGAAAAGGAAGATTAACTGCTATATTATATATGAAAGGAGAATAAATATGTATGAAAAAAGGGCAAGAGTAAATGCAAAGCAAAAATCATCCGGTGAATGGTATTTTGATATAACTGTAGAAATAACTTCAGATATGGCAATATCAGAAGATGAGCATTCCGAAATGATTATAAAACAAATAGAATCTTTGCAAAAAGCTTTTACGACTGAGAATAAAAAAATAGTTAATGATTCCTTATAAAGGAATATAAATAACAATAGAAAGGAGAAAATATGCAAAGAGAAAGAAAAAGCCTCAGTAAGAGATATGATACGTCATATCAAAACAGGGAAGGAAAAAGTCAATCAATAATAAGACCGCCCCAGGGAATAGAATTTTTCAGTATAAAAGAAGAAGGAACATTCCGACTTATTATCATTCCTTATTTAATAAAAACAAATAATCATCCTCTTGTAGTAAAGAAAGGAAGTGATATTAAAATAGGTGATTTGGATTATGTATTTGACGTTTGGGTACATCGATCGATTGGGCCGGAACAATTCGATGCAGTATGTTTAAGACTGAATTATGGAAAAACTTGCCCAGTATGTGAAAGTAAAGAATATGGAAAACCATCCAGGCGAGTTTACTATAATGTTATTGATGCAGATCATCCAAATAAAGGAATACAAATCTTTCATTACAGTCATTATCTTTTCGAAAAAGAATTAATTGAGGAAGCAAAAGTGGAAGGAGCACAGGGTTTTATCCGGGATTTTGCCGATTATGAAAATGGTGATGTAATTCAGTTCAGAACATCAAAAGCAAGCGCAAAAGGAAATATTTATTATGAATGCAAATCTTTTAAATTCCTTAGTCGTAAGAATTTTATTGAAAAAGGAGAATTAAAAGAAGAATGGATTAAAAATGCTATTTCCTTCGATGATATTGTAACTATATATACTAATGAAGATTTAACTGAAATGCTCTATCCTGAAACAGAAGAAAATATTGAGGAAATAGATAAATCAGAAAATCGAAAAGAGAATAGAAAAGAAAAAGAAGAGTGTCCATATAATCATGAATTTGGTGAAGATAATGATAATGAAAAGTACATAAGGGATTGTGATGAGTGTAAAATCTGGGCAAAATGTGAAAGGGAATACCGGAGAATTCATGGAAAAAAATAATTTAAGTTTAAATGAAGCTTTGGAAATTTGCAAAGCCTGGGGACTGTCCGTAACAGCCTCCGGGCTTCTTTATGCTGCAAGACAACATGGTTTTATGGAAAAAGCATCGGATGATTTTCATTATAAATATAAAAGAAAAGGTTTAATTGAATATATAAAAAATGCTTCTGGAGAAGTACCTGAAGGATGGATTACAATAAGAGAAGCTGCTGAATTAACTAAAAAAAGTATAGGAACTATTTATTATCATATACAAAAAAAAGAACTTATTGCAAAACAATTAGGAAGAAACCGGCTATATTATATTGAGAAAGATCAAATGGAAAGATTTTTTAAGGAGAAAATTGATGAACGAAAAGAGAGATAGTTATTATAAAGTAGCCGCTGAATTTGATATGAATATGAATGAAGCTTATAAAGTATGGAAAAGATTTAATCATTATAAAATAAATTCTAGTATGTCTACTTATAAAATTATAATTGAATTACGAAAAGAATTTGAAAATGATTTGGAAATACTCGATTTTTTTACTGCTTTCGGTTTAGTTATGATAACTGATTTTATGAGAGGAAAAGAATGAGTTATAATTTAACATTAACGAAAAAAGAGATTGAATATATTATTGATAATTTAATGTATATAGTTTCCTGTAGTAAGGAAGGAAATAAAAAAATAAAAATAATAACTAAATTACAAAAATTATTAAAACCGATAAAAATAAGAAGTGCAAAAAATAAGGGAAGAAATCTACAAAAATGGGTATGTGAGAGAATAGCACAATTATTTAATATTGAATATAATCAGCAAGATGATAATTGTTCTATTCATTCAAGGGAAATGGGACAGACTGGAATAGATATTATTATAAGAAATAAAATAAAAGAAAATTTTCCTTTTATTATTGAGTGCAAAAGTGGGGAACAATTAAAACTTATAAATTCTATTCAGCAGGTAAAAAAGAATACACCAGATAATAACTGGTGGATAATTGTATATAAAAAAAAGGCTTTTAAAAATCCAATTGTAATAATGGATTGGCACTGCTTTTATTGGTTAAACTCAGAAAGATTAAATAAATTAAAATAAGAAGAATATTGTGAAAGGTGATAATATAATAATATTATGTGAAAGAGAAATAGATATGAAATTAAAAAAAGAAATTATTAAAATAATTAAAAAATGTCTGGAGAAGGAAAATGAAGATAGAAAATAAAGATATAACTCTTAAAACAAAAGATTTTGATATGATAATAAAAAAAAGACGGTTTAAAATATTCAAATGGAGTATAGTAGCATTTCTCAGCATAACCATTTTTACAATTAATTTTCATATTTTCATAGTCTGGCCTTATTTGGAAATGAAACACCGGCAGACATATTCTTTTTACAAAGATAATTTAACTGAATTAATATATGATAAAGAAGTAGATAGATTTGAAAAAGTTTTTGATTTAGTTAATTATTATGAAAATGAAATATATTCATTTATTAAAACATATAAATTTGATAGTAAAACAGCTCAGGAAATGCAATTGTATATGTTTGTAAGTTATGCTATTATTGCAGTAATTAATTTTCTTATTTTATTGCTTTGTATAGGTCGAATAAAAGTTAATGATCTGGATACTACCTTTGCAGAAATGGGTGAACTGGGAAAAACACAAATAGTAGCAAAAATACAGGAATCACTAAAAGGGGGGAAATAGAATGATACTTTATCTTTTAATTGGAGTTATGATTTTATATGTAATAGCTTTTATTTTATTATTAACCTGGAAAAGGAAATGAAATGAAATATAAAACTAAAGAATTGTTATCAAACTTTATTATTATCATTTGTCTTATACTTATATTTTTCTTTGGATTTCTTTCTGGATTTAGTTTGAATTGGTTTATTGAAAATGAAAAGAAAAATAATATAATTGAACTGCAATTTAAATTATTAGATGATAATTATAAGAGAATTAAACAGTTAGAAAAAGGGTGTGAAAAATGATAATAACATTATGCGGATCGACCAGATTCAAAAGAGAATATGAATTTTGGAATCTATTGCTTACCCTATCGGGCCATATTGTTTTAAGTTGTTGTTTTTTTCATCATGCAGAAAATAATGATTTAAAACGTTTTCATAAAGCAAAATTAGATATAATGCATTTAAATAAAATAGATATATCAGATGCAATTTTTGTGATTGATAAAGATAAATATATAGGGGAATCGACAGAAAGAGAAATTGTCATGGCTGAATACTTTAAGAAAATGATTTTTTATGTATCTGAAAATGAATCATTTAAAAAGTATATGATTTTTCAAAATAAAAATATAGAAAAAGATGGAATATTACTTAGATCTGAAATATTATATATTGATATGAAATTATATAAGGAAGCAGAAGAATACTTTAAGGAGGTCATTAAAAAAAATGAAAATAAATAGATCAGATTTGAATAAGGAGATATTATGACAATAGAAAAATATAAGCAAATAAAAAAAGAAATTGAAAAAAAACATAGAAATGAAATACAGGAATTAGATAAAAGATATGCTTTAGCTAATAATCCTTATAAAATTGGAGATATAATTAGATATAAAAATATAGTAATAAAAATAGATAAAATAGTTATAATTTGCCTTACTCATCCATCATGCGAATACTTCGGATATTGTGTAAATAAAGATGGAACATTAAGTAAGAAGCGGAATTATATTTTTCAAACATGGTTGAGGGAAAAATAAATGAATTATAAATGTATAGATTGTGGAAAATGGTTTTATAATTGTAATGATTTAACTCCTTACATTGCATGCTCCAATTGTGGTGGAGATATATGGGGAGAAGAAGAAGTAAAACAAATGATTGAAGAAATAAATAAAAAAATAGCACATTATGAATATATGATTTCTAAATTAAAAGACGAAAAGGAAAAATTTGAATGATAAACATAGATAAAATACCAGGATTTCAAAAAACACCGGATGAAATAACATCTGCATATGATACATGTATTATTTTCAATATAATAGATACGATAGCAAGTGAAAATGGATTTAATAATATTGATCCTTTAACAAGGAGAGTAAGAATATATAAAAAGTTACTTGATAATCAGCGGGGGTTATTGAAAATGGTTTTACGTATATATGATCTTTTATTTAACAAGCCAATATCTAAAGAAATAATATCGGAAACCGAAATATTTATATTAATTGAACAGGTTACTGGTAAATCATGGGAGGAATTAAATGAAATACATTAAATATCTATGGTACATAATTAAACATAAATTTTATGTCATGATTGAATGTTTTAAAATTGGTCTTATTTGGGAAGGAATATTACATGATTGTGATAAATTTCTACCTTCTATGTTTATTCCTTATGCTAATTATTTTTATGGAAATAAAGATAAATGGAAAGACAGACTTAATATAGCATGGAATTCTCATCAAAAAAGAAATAAACACCATTATCAATATTGGATATTAACGAACGATAATGGAGAAATTATTTTATTAGATATTCCAGATAAATATTTAAAGGAAATGATATGTGATTGGAAAGGGGCCGGAAAAGCTATCACTGGAAAAAACAATATAAAAGAATGGTGGAAAAAAACAGCAAATGAAAAATTGATAAATATATCTACAAAAATTAAAATAGATAAAATATTAGGTATATATAAATAAAAAAATGAATGAGAAAAAAATTAAGAATATAATTTCATGAAAGGAATTGGATGAGTGATGATATAATAAAAATAATGCATAGAATAGGTGTTTTAAATGAAGCTATAATGATAAATTTAACTTTGTTTGACAAAAATATACAACAAACAGAAATTATTGAAAGAATAAGAAAAATAACAAAAATAATAGTTGATATATATAATAATTTTTTTAAAAAGGTTGACAATGGTTATTTTTATGAAAAAAAAAATCAATTAAAACAATTATTAAAAGATTTTGTCGAATGTGTTGAGAGAGATTTTCAATTAGATCTTTCAACACAAGATCAGGATACTACTTATTATGCAGTATGGCTATATTTAACGACGGGAAAACTGGAGGGATAAATGAGCGATATTGAGAAGTATGATTTTCTTATAGAACAAAATAGGGATTTAAATAAATATATAGGAATACAAAAAAAAATAATTAAGAAATTAAAAGAAGAAAATGAAAAATATAAAAAATTTATTGATTTAATAAAATATTGTAATGATTCTTGTCCTCTTATAAATAACTGTTCTAATTGTAGATTAAAAGAAATTGATATAGAATGTTATAAATGTTGGCTTGAATGGATAAAATCATGAATAAAGGAGGAGCCAAATGAATAATAAAGAATATAAAATGTTTTTAGCTTTTTTAAATGAATCAAAAAAGTTAAAAGAATATTGCATCAAAAAAAGAGATGAAGGAAATTGTGGAAATTGTTTTTTTGTATTGAGGGATATATGTCTTTTTGTTTTTGTATTGAGGGATATATGTCTTTTTGGAGACCATCCAAGTGATTGGAATGTTGATATATTAATACGTAGACTTAATAGTTTAAAAAAGAAGTGAAAATTGACATTTTTTATTATTTATTATATACTTTTAGTAGATTTTTTTAAAGAAAAGGGTTGAAATCATGAAAAACAGTACAAAAAAAGATAAAAAATCTGATAAAAAACTAAAAATGTCATTAAAAAATGCTAAAGAATTGATTAATGTTGATTTAAAAGATTTGAAACTTAAACCCAGGGAAATTCGATTTGTGGCAGTCTTTTGTCTTACCTGGGATCAAAAAAAAGCCTTTATTGCTGCCGGATATACAGCATCGACTGAAAATACTTTATATGCAAATTCTACCCGTATGATAAGTAACGATAGAATATCTACTGCAATACAACGTTATATATCTAAGGCGATAGAACCATATAAGGATAGATTAAATTTAATGTTGTTAGAAGTATGGTACAGACGCGCTTTCTATAATATTGAAATATTTTATAATAGTGACGGTACAAGAAAAGATTTAAATGAAATACCGGAAGAATGGAGAATTTGTATTGATGGAATAGAAAAGAAAAGATATGGAAAAAGTCCAGAGATAAATTTTGATATTGATTGGAACATTTGTTCCCGAACCGAAGCATTAAAAGAAATCAGATCAGTTCTTGAAATAGCAATAGGCAAGAATGCAGCAGCAGATTTTCCAGTAGATAATAAGGAGAAATTAGAAATGCTAAAACAACGAAAATATGCAGAACTCGGTATAAGTGAAAAGGATGGTATTATCCCCTTTGATAAATTCAGAAAATTAAGAAAGGCAGAATAAATGCAATTAAAAGAATATAAATTATACCAACCAATAAACACAATAATTGGACTAAGTAAATGAACATAATTAAGCCCCACCCAACTAAAGTCATTTCCAGGGCAATGACTTGTTTTAATAATTTGTTTTGTAACTTTAACCATAAATTAACCTTAAGTTATCTGAGTTTAGCTTCTCCCTGCCCTGGGGGAGAACTTTAAATAAAAAGAGGAAATATAAATGACACCATTAACAGCCATAAGAAAATATTGTTTATATTGCAGTAATAATCAGCCAATAGAAATACAGAAATGCCCATCAAAAAATTGTCCCTTCTATCTTTATAGGATGGGAAAAAATACAACAAAACCGAGACAAAGGGCCTTAAAAGCAATCAGAAAATATTGTTTAGATTGTTCTAATAACAGTTCAAACCAGGTAAAAAAATGTACTTTTTCTGAATGTCCCTTATTTGAATATAGATCAGGTAAAAATCCTAAATGTGTGAATAGAAAGGGTAATAGTAAATGGGTTAAAAAATCCCTTCTATGGCAATAAGCCCTTAGAAAATGCTCCATTTTCATTACAAAAACAGAAAATGGTGTTGTACTACAATGAAAGGAGAATATCAAAATGAGAAATAAGAGAGCAAGAGAATTGAAAAGAAAATGTGGTGATAAGCTTAATTATAGAGACATTAAAAGATTATATATATCCCTGAATAAAACTAACAGGAAAAAATTGCTAAAGGAAATGGAAGGAAAAGAATGAAAAGAAATAGTGATACAAAAGATCAGCCAAAGACACCGAGACCAAATATTCCACCTACACCGAGACCAAAATTTTTAGAAGAACAGCAATTGTAATTTGTCTTTGTAAATATTTATACAAATACAGAAGAAGCTAAAAAAGTATTAAAGGAGATAATTTATAAGTGAAATGTCTTATAAATTATATCATACTTTTCCTGAGTACGAACCTACGCGTTAGGAGGATACGAACCTGGAGGTTCGTATCCTCCGAACCTGGAGGTTCGAACAAAGATACAAAGATTAAGGATACAAAGATTAAAGAAGAAGAGATATACAACTCTGGCGAGTTGTGTAAAGCTCCACTTTTAAATTTTTATAACTTGCAGAGGAATATTTAGAAAGAATGCTTTTAAATCAACCTATAAAACAGAATAATATCTATACTGATTTTGATTTGGCAGCAATCCGAGAATATCCCCATATTTTAGGACATATTGCAAGAAAAGAGAAATTGACTATTTTACATTCTGAATGGATTCATCATTGTTGGGAGACAAATAAAGATAGGTCTTTGCAAGCACACCGGGATGCTTATAAAACTACTGCCGTGATAGTTATTGGATCTATTTGGTGGCTTCTTTTTCATCCAAATGATCGGATAGGTATAATCAGAAAAAGTTTTACTGATGCTGCTCTTGTAGTGTCTGCTGTTCGGGAAATTATGTCACTGCCAGAGATAAGAGAACTTTTTAAAACTTTACATGGATATTATCCAGAATTTAAAACAAGAAGGGAAGGATTACTTACTTTCAATTTTAAGGAAACAATTACTCCTGAAGGAAGTATAAATGCATATGGAATAAATCAGACTTTGACTGGAGTTCATCTTGATAAAATTTGTTGTGATGATTTTGTAACGCTTAGGGATAGAATTTCCCCGGCTGAACGAAAAAAAACTATTTCTATGATTCAAGAGATAAGAACGAATATAATTGAATCTGGGAAATGCTGTTTTTTCTTAGGAACTCCCTGGCATAAAAATGATGCCTGGACAGTTTGTCCCTCTGCAGTGAAGTACAATGTATATGAAACTGGAATAATATCAGATGAGCAAATAGAAGAGAAAAGAGGGAAAACTACAAAATCCTTATTTGCCTGTAATTATGAATTAATACATATGGCAGAGGAAGGAAGGTTATTTGCTGATCCTCAATATGGCAGATGGTCTTATGCATTATTTGGAACTATAGGTCATATTGATGCTGCTTTTGATGGTAAAGACACTTGTGCATTAACTTTTATGGGAAAAAAGAGTGATGAGAAAATACAGGGATTTGGAAAAATATATCCTGGTAATGTAAAAGATTGGTTAGATGTAATTGAGGCAGAATATAGAAAACGAAGATGTAGAAAAATATATGTTGAAAATAATACAGATAAAGGTTATACTGCTAAATTATTAAGAGGAAGGAATTTAATTGTCGGGGAATATTCCGAGCCGATGAATAAACATCAGAAAATTTCTTCTTATTTATATGATCAATGGAATAATATTGAATGGTCAGAAGAAACTGATCTTGACTATTTAGTACAAATAACAGATTATGAAAAAGGAGAGGAACCGGATGATGCCCCAGATAGTGCTGCATCTTTAATTTTAAGAGGTGGTTTTTCTTCTGTTCAGTCAGGAAAAGGAGAGGCTTTATTTAAATGGTAAATTTTATAATTAAACAAACTGTCTACGGCCGTATTAAACAAACTATCTACGGCCGTTTATTTGCGTCGTGAGTTAATATAAATGGAGGTAATAAAGTGAGTGATATAATATTTAAATTATCTAAAAAGATTGGTTTTTTTAACCGTTTTTTTAGAGATAAAAATACAAAAATAGATAATGAAATGAATGGATTAATAACTCAGATAGATTCTCTTACGAATCAAATAAAAGAAATAAACAGAAAAGATGGTTGGGGTAATGTTCTTGCCGGGTTGGGCAGGAAACAGGATAAAACAATATATACTACTTTTTTATCTGCTCCATTTCTTGATGATATTATGTTGGCAGATTTATATACTGGTGACGGCCTGGCTAAAAAAGTTGTGAGTGCCCCTGCCGATGATATGACCAGAAAATGGATTACATTAGAGGGAGAAGATGAGGAAATTATTGAGAAAGAGTTATTCCGACTTGATACTCCACAGAAAATAAATGAGGCTATAAAATGGCAGAGATTATATAATGGATCGCTTATAATTATAGGGGCTATGGATGGAAAAGATTTAACTAAACCTTTAAGGGTAAAAGAAGGAACACAAATAGCTTGGTTATGTCCGGTAGAACGTTCCCGTATTCATATTACAAATTCTGATTTTGTTTCTGATCCTACTTCTCCTGATTTTGGAAATATAGAAATATATACGATGTATGTTGGCCCAGCATTTAATGAAATTAAAGTACATAGATCCAGGGTTTTAGAATTTTTTGGAGAACCAGTTCCTTCTGATATGACAAGCAGAGATATTAATACGGAATATTGGGGAATGTCAGTAATACAATATACCTGGAATATATTGAAAATATGCGGAAGTGTTTTACAAGGGATTTCTAATATTCTTTATGAATTTATTATAGGAAAATATAAAATTAAAGGATTGGAAGAAAAACTTGCAGCAGGAAATGAGAAACTTGTAATTCAAAGAATGGATTATATCCGGGATTCGGCTTCTGTTGCTGGTGTTGCTGATTTACTTGATCGAATTATGATGTTTTTATCAGCAGTTTCTAATATTCCGGTTTCACGGCTATTTGGCAGATCTCCTGCCGGAATGAATGCTACAGGAGAATTTGATTTAAGAAATTATTATGATTCTGTGGCAGTTCTTCAAAATAATTTAATGAGAAAACCTTTGCAAAAACTTATTGATATTTTATCTGTAAGTTATGCAAAAGGACAGGAATATACTTTTAAATTTAATCCTCTTTATGAGTTATCAGAAAAAGAGAAAGTAGAAATTGAAAAATTAGAAGCTGATGCAGATCATGTAAGAATTGAAGATGGAATTCTGGGTGCAGAAGAAGTCCGGGATATAAGATATCCAGAATTAGATAGCTTAAATAAGGAAGTACCAGAAGAGAATGAAGAGGAATAATGAGGATTAAAAATATAGAAAAGTATATAAAGAAAGGAGTAAGATGACTGCCAGTTATTTATATTATCCTGATGAAGGGGATGAAAAATGTGTTTTCTGTGGAGGTGCTTGTTCAAGCAGATATATAGCGAAAGATTTTATAAAAGATACATTTACGAATTATAATTTTTTTGTCAATCCTGATGGAGAATATATATGTTTAGGTTGTATAGAGAGTATAGGTTCTAAAAATATAGAGAAGTTGATAATGCCAGATAGTGAAATAAAAACAAATCAATCAGCCAGGACTTATTCATGGGTATTGACAAAAAATAGAAAAAGAGCATATAGTAAAAGACATATAATGGAATTGAGAAAAGAAGTACTTAATCCACCTGATCCCCCGTTTGCTATAATAATTTCTGATAGTGGAAAAAAGCATTTAATATTTAGATCACCTGTTTCTTTTGATAAAGAGAATTATTTTTTACAATTCGAAGAAGAAAGTATTTTTATTAATGTAAATAGATTGAAAGATAGAATTATTTTATGTGAAAAGATAATATCTTTTTGTGGAAAAAAAGGTATTTTAATATATGACAATTTTAGAGTTTCTAAATATTGTCTCTCTTCCGGTATGGCAGAGGAAAATCTTATTATTAATTTTTTAAATGTGAAAGATGAGCAGTTAACTCAATTAGCTGTATTTCTTTCACGAAACAAGGAGGCTTGCTTTAATGAGTATTATTTTAATAAAGAACCAGGGAGAGTTTCGAAAGAAACTTGCTTGTTGTTTTGATTCTGTTTCTATAACAGGAGAAGAAAAGAAAGAAGAGATAAAGGAGAAATGTATTAATTTTATTTCTTTTCTCCCTATTGTTTTTTCTGATGATTTAGAGAGAAAAACATTATGGGATAGAATAAGTAATGGCATTTATTCAGCTACAACAAAATGTGATAATGATTTTGAAAAATTTATTAATTATGTTTTAGAATATATAAAAGCTGATGCTGCCAAAGTTGCCAGTAATAAAGAATTTTCTGATTTTCTAACTTATACAGTAAAACAATCAGATGAATGGAAAATTGCTTTTATAAATTACTGTCAGACTAAATATTTTATTGTAGTTACATATGCAAGACAAAAATGGGAAGAAAAAAAAGCAGAGAAAGGAAAAGATAATGGAAAATAAAATAAGAACATATAAAATATATTGTATTCTGGAAACTCTGAGTCCTCTTACACATATGATGGGTGTTTCTGGTAATGAGTCTCTTATTAATAGAGAGCCTATTATATATAAAAATAGAAAAGTATTTGTTCCTGTTATTTCTGGAAATAGCATAAGACATAGAATGATTAGAAGTGCCGGATCTGAATATTTAGTAAAACAAATGGAAATTGATGGAAAACTTGGATTAGACCAGCTTGATTTTATGTTTTATGGAGGCAGGTTATGCGAAACAAAAACAACTACAAACATATCAAAAATAGCTGAAATGGAAGAATTATTCCCGTTATATAGATTATTGGGTGGATCACTTAAAAATCAAATAATAGCAGGTAGTCTGGATGTATGGAGAGGTTTACTTATTTGTGAAGAAAACAGAAAAACTATAAATGAATATTTACCAGAAGAATATAAAATAACAAATAAACTTTTACCTGCTGATTTATTTATAGGTAATTATCAATATACAAGAGGAGATGCAAGAAATATTAGAAATATTTCTTCTATTGCTGATAATGTGTCTTCACTTGATGATAGAGAAAAATCTAATTTAATGTTGTATAGTGGACAACAAGTAAATAGAAACAGTCTATTTTTTCATGGTTTTTCTACAAAACATATTTCAAATATAGAAATTGGATGTCTTTTTCATTCATTACAGTTATGGTCAGAAAATTGCAGTACTGTTGGAGGAATGGCTGCTAAAGGTCATGGAAGAGTTATTATTAATTGTATTATGCATGATATTGATATAGATATTTCTGAGTGTATTTTATTATATATAGAACATGTTAAAAAAAATAAAGAAAAAATGGTAAAATGGTTAGATGCTAATTTTCCGAAAAAGAAAAATAAGGGAGATATTTTAGATGGGTGATTATTTTAAGATCACGTGTAAACTTTGTTCTCCCTTATGTGGAGATGCTCCTAAATTAGATTCTTTAATAGTGAGTGAATTAATTTTTAAACAGAAATTATGTAAATCTGGTGAGAAATTATCAAGGGGGGATCCTATTTCTAAATTCAAAATTCCTTCAATTCCATTATATACAGAATATTTTAATGATATTCCTTTATATCATGTATCTGACCCTATTTGTTTTATCGATTTTGAATTCAGGGAAGATTTTTGTTGTCATTTAGAACCTGAATTATATTATCTCCTGGCAGAGAAAGAGAGAAAATCAATTTCTGCTGTTTCTGGTAAATACAAAGATACCCGGCTTCCTTTACGTCTAAAACATATAAGTAAAATAATATGGTTCTGCCGGGGAACAAAGGATAGTATATTGGAAATATTGCAAAAAAATATTTTTTCTATTGGAACAAAAAGAAAACAAGGATTTGGTGTTGTTTCTTCCTGGTCTGCTGAAAATGTTGATGAAGATTATTCTTTTTTTGCAAAAAAAGAAGAAAAAGAAGTATTGATGAAAACTTTACCAGAATTATATATTGATAAAAAGAATACAATAGGTTTTGCTATTCAGTATGGGGCTTGTTCTCCTCCATATTGGCATCCAGAAAGATATATGAATGTAGCGGTTCCTTGTTGATGAAAGTTCTTTTATTTAATGTAGGAAGGAATTTAAATAGGGCTTATCGTACTTGTTTTTCATTTGGAATAAATGAATTATATCTGATAGGAAAAAGTGATGATAAAAGTATTATATGGGAGAAAAGAGGAAATTTATATTCTGCTAAAGATAGAGTAAAAATAAAATATTATGATTCTTTAGATAATTTAAATATGGATAATACTGTTGCTTTTGAAAATTATTATACTAATTCTATTTTTAATTTGGATTGGAATGGAATTGATTCTATTCTTATTGGAGGGGAAAGTACCGGATTGCCAAGAAAATTAAATGTGAAAGAGAAAGTATGTATTCTTACAGTAAATAAATTCTGTTTGACTGTAGAAGCTTCATTGGCTATAATTTTATATGAATGGAGTAGATATGTTAATAGAATGTGAAAGACATACAGGAAAAGACCTTTCTTTATTTTATGAAATGTTTGAAGCAGATAAAATAAATTTTAATTTATTAAAAGTTATGAATAAGGAAAGGAAGGCCATTGAAATAATAAAAGAATTTTATAATCAACATAATGGAAAAATATATTGTGCTGTATCATGGGGAAAAGATAGTGTAGTTACTGCTGATTTATGTATAAAAACAAAATTAAATATTCCTTTAATTTGGATAAAAGTAAAACCTATATTTAATCCATATTGTGAATTAGTAAGAGATTTATTTTTACTAAATGATATACAATATAAAGAATATGAAATAAAGTGTCTTATTGATAATAATAACAATGTCCATGCTAAAGGAACACTGGAAAAAGGATTTAATAAGGCTGTTGATGAATTTGGAGAGAATTATATTACTGGTATTAGATCAGAAGAATCTGCAATAAGAACTTTGCGAAGTAAAGTATATGGAACAACCAGTATAAAAACTTGTGCCCCTATAAATTATTGGAAATATGAAGATATTTTTGCTTATCTTGCTTATTATAATTTGCCTATTCATCCTAATTATGCTATGTTGGGTGATGGAAGATATAATAGAAAAAATATCAGAGTCGCTTCTTTGGGAGGAAAAAGGGGAAGAGAAAGAGGAAGATATGAGTGGGAAAAAGAATACTATTCTGATTATATTAGATTATGGGAGGAGTAATGAAAAGAATAGCAAGAGTTTTTCCAAGGAAAACAAAAGCAACTCCTGAAGATACATTATCTTTTGTTGGGAATCCTTTATTATTCATGCCTGAATTTGATGAAATACATATATCTGTTACTTTTACATATGATATAGAAAGAGCTGAAAAATTATATAAACAGTGGAAAAATTATGCTCCAGTTAATATAGGTGGAGTAGCCTTAGGAATGGAAGGAAAAGAATTTATTCCTGGAATGTATATAAAAAAAGGATATGTAATTACAAGTAGAGGTTGTCGTAATCGTTGTTGGTTTTGTTCTGTATGGAAAAGAGAAGGAGATATAAAAGAATTACAAATAAAAGAAGGAATTAATATCCTTGATGATAATTTATTGGCTTGTTCTGATGAGCATATTAAAAGAGTATTTACTATGCTTAAAAAACAAAAAGGAAGAAAAGAATTTACTGGTGGATTAGAAGCAGCCTTATTAAAAGAATGGCATGTAATAGAATTAAAAGAAATTAAACCTTATCAAATATTTTTTGCTTATGATACTCCAAATGATAGAGAACCATTATTTGAAGCTGGCAAACTTTTAAAAAAATATGATTTTACTTATTCGCATATGCGTTGTTATTGTCTTATTGGTTATAAAACTGATACTTTTAAAAAAGCGGAAAAAAGATTATTAGATTGTATAAATGCTGGTTTTATTCCAATGGCCATGCTTTATGTTAATGAAAAAGGAGAATATAATAAAAGTTGGAAAAAATTTCAGAGAGACTGGGTAAGACCAGCAATTATAAAAAGTAGATTAAAAAAGAAAGAGAAGGAAAGGAGTTATTTTTAATACAAATGAAATGTAACTGCCGGGAATGGAAAATAATTGAAGATGCAGGACTTCCTCAGAGAAGTGGGAAATATGGGATTCTTTATCGATATAAAGGGGGGAAAAAACAAGTATATACTATGCTTGCCAGTTATATTACTAATACCCAGACTTGGGTAGAAATGGCTTTGATAGTAGGGAAAATTGAAATACTTGCCTGGTGTGAATTTCCTGCAATTCCGGGTAGATATTTAATTTAAGGGAGAATGAAATGGCTGATAGTATAGAAAGATTCAATATTTTATTTAGAAAATTAGTAGAAGATAGAATAGATTCCGTATTATATTTAATAAATGTAATAAATAATCTTTTTCTTAATGTTGGATTAACTTCTTTAACTAAAAGGGAAAAAATTATTATTACATTATTAAGTGAATATATTCTATTAAAAGAGAAAAATAATGGCTAATGAATTTGCATTTGGTTTTAAAAAATTACTCAAATATAATCGCAGAACAATGACTAAAACTGCCAGAGCAAAAACCAGAAATAATCCTAAGAAGATAAAATGGTTATATCCATATTCCTCTGAAGTACAATATCAGAGAATGATTCAGGAAAAATTAGGGAAGGAACTTAAACAGATAGTTGATAGAACTATTGACTTCAATCTTTCCCGGTGGATTGAGGAAAAGAAGAGGCTTGATGATTATGTTGATGATTTAAACCAGCTTGTAATCAAACAACAGGAAAAAATGAGAGAACTTTTTGGAGAATCAACAGAACTACCAGAGAAATCTGCAATGTGGAATTATGTTGCTGAGTCGGCAAATAGCACTTTTGAGTTCAACACGAAGCAATGGTATAAGATAACCAGGGGAATGCTGGGTTTCGATTTTATTACAGATGTTCCCTGGTGGAGTCAGGAGCGGAATGCCTGGGTATCTCAAAATTATAATCTTGTTAAAGAATTAGGTGAAAGCTACATAAATCGGGTTAATGTGATAGCCAATCAGGGATTGCAGGAAGGCAAGACAGAGGCGGAAATAAAAAAGGAAGTGCAAGATATTTACAGAAAGATTTTCGGCCCCAGGCTTGACAAGCGGATGTCCAGGGCAGAATTTCTTGTCCGAAATGAGATAGGCCGGTTGAACGGATTGCTAACAAGAAAGCGATTTCTTTCTGCCGGATTATACTTTTACATCTGGAATACTGCGAACGATGAAAGGGTAAGAGGAAGGCCAAAGGGCAGGTATCCTTTCGCAATCCCTTCCCATTGGGAGATGCAGGGAAAGATATGCCGATGGGATAATGATACTGTCTATGCGGAAGAAAATTCCAGGGATGAGAAAGGGGAATTGATTTGGAAAGAGCGTACTTATAAAATGCCGAAAATAATACCAGGGCAGGATTGGCTTTGCCGGTGTACTGCCTTGATTTACTGGAAAGAGATTTTAAAAGAAACTGATAAGGAGATAGAAGAGAATGGATAAGGAAGATATACCGGAAGAGGTGCTTGAATATATAAAAAAGGAAACTGAAAGAATAGGATATGGTAAGGTAGTGGTGGAAATTAATAAAAGACTTAATTTTATTGATGTCATATCGGAACGTAGGAAACGCTTTTCCAAAGAAGAAAAAAATAACCCGGAGGGAATGACTCCAGGATTACGAGATGGATAATTATATACCAATAATCTAATGACGACAATGGAATTAAAATCCCAATAATAAAACCCACAATTACTGCACTTAAATAAAAATTAATAATTTTTTTCATTACTTTTTTCATCTTTCTTATATTTAGGTTTAAACTCCACATTATCAGCAACCACATAAACCCGTGACTTTCCTGTTCCGTCTGCATCTTTCCATCTATCCTGTTTTAACCTGCCAATTATCCGAACACCACTGCCTTTTTTAAGATATTCCGCGCATACCTCGGCAAGCCGCGCCCATGTGGTTATGTTGAAAAATGATATTTCTTTTTGGTACTCATTATCCTGTTTAAAAAAACGTTTCGATGCGATTGTAAAATTACATAACTGTATGCCTTTTTGTGTATGTGTTAATTTTGGATCGGCCGTTAGGTTTCCCTCAAGTAAAATTGAATTTAGACTGTTCATAAAGTTCTCCTTATAATTTTGGTGTTCTGTATAGTTCCCCTCCCTGAGTTGCTATATCAATCAGGGATTTCGCTATCATCCAGCATTCCAGTGTTATAAGCACTAATATTATCAATACCTATCATCTCCACGAATTTTATAGCTTTTTCCCATATTTCCCTATCTTCCCAATCGTCGATAATAGAGTTAATAATATCCCAGTTTATAGCGGGCGTGATTAGGCTAAAAAATAATACTTTTCTTAGATCAGGCGCATTATTCATTATTGTTTCATATGCTGCTTGTTCTCTTGTTTTAATTTTGTAGTTCAGTTCTATTATTCTTTTTTTTTTATTCTTTCGTGTTACAATTGCTTTCATAAAATCCTCCTGGTTTCGGCCTTGCCTTAGACCCGCTGGCGTTTCCGCTCATCAGTACCCCGGCATCAGGGGTAGACCCGGAGGAGTCCGAGATTAATTGCTTTTCATTATTTTTACTAAATCTATAAAAAAGTAATAAAGCATATCGGCTATTGTTATTTCAGTGCTTGTTGCTTCAAACATTTGCCATCTGATTGCTTTATGATTATCCCCTGTAAAATTATCAGAAATATATTTAGCTGCTTGAGCGGGTGTTCTATTTCTCATGGCTTTATAATATATTTTTTCACATATCTGTTTATTTCTTTTATTTAATGTTCCAAAATTATAATCCATAATCACCCTCCTTAAGTTTCGGCCTGCCTTGACCTCATCAGTACCCCGGCTTCAGGGGTAGACCCGGAGGAGTCCGGGTTATTTCATCATAGTTGCAAAAATAATATTTTTCTGATAAAACATAGCTACTGGAACTCTTAAAATATTCCATTCATCTTGATTCATTTCTTTTATTATTTCAGCTCCTATTTTATCAAAAAATATTGTCTCGTCTGTTATTTTCACAACATGCTCTGCAAGTTTTTTCGCTAAACTAATAATCATATTTTCCATAATCATCCTCCTTGTAGATTCCGGCTTTTCTTGCCGTTATCTATTAATAATGTAGCACTATTATTTTAAAAAGTCAAGGAGTTTTTAAAGAAAAATACAAAAAAACGAAGAAATTTTTACTTTTTTCTTTACTTTTTTTTCTGCTTATGCTATTATTTATAGAAATAGGGATAGTTTATCCCGTATATTTCTATTTTATTTAGATTTACATTAAAACCGACCGAAGAACGGACGTTTTATAACGATTGTTTTAGGTCGGTTTTTTTGTTTTTGGGTCACTATATTATTCTATTAGGAGAAAAATCAATGGAAGTAATAAAGATACCCAAACCGAAACAGGATGTAAACCAGGTAGGTGGAATATGGACAATTGATATTTCTATTCCAACAGAAACAATAAGTGCTGCTTATTTATTACCAATTAATCCAATTTTTGCTATTGGATTAGAATGGGATGGAGTAGGGTTAAATCCTGCAATTGAATTCACTTTTGGAAGTGAAGAAGAAATTATAGCGGATACAGCAGTATGGACTGTCTGGAATAAGACAGCAATTATAAATCTTGCAATAACAGCAATAAGATTTGAAAATAAATCATTATCAACTGTTGCTACAGCGAAAATTATTGTAAAAGGAAATGTATAATGAAAAAAGATAATACAGGAATTGATTATAATAAACCTCATATAGAGAATGCAGATCCTACAGCAGATAATGATGCTATTGATACAGCCGGAACCGGACGTGCTTTTTTCCCGGCAAATATATGGATAAGACAAGATCAAAATCAAGCTTGGATGTGTTTAAATAATGAAATAGGCGCTGCCGTGTGGGAAGAAATATCATAAAGGAGTTAATATGCCAATACCAAAACCGAAAACAAATGAAAAACAAAGTAATTATATAAATAGATGTATGGAAGCTATTGGAGGAGAGTATGAAGATCCTAAACAAGCCGTAGCAGTATGTTTTTCTGAATGGAGAAAAAAGGATAGTATAGATATTGATGATATTTATAATAATGATTTATATGAAACGGTTATCGATATTGAAAGACCAAATTTCCACAGTGCCAGAGTAAAAAATCCAGGCGTTTTTCAAAAGGAACAATTCAGACTTAAGAAAATTCCTGGCAGTAATGTTGTTATGGTTTTAGGTAGGTTAAAAGGAGAAATGACAACTACAGTGCAATCCTATCTTTTTCCAAAAGAGAAATATACTATAGCGCAAGTCAGGGCATGGCTGAAAGAAAATGAAGTGAAAGCAATAAAGATAGTACCGGCAAGAGAGGATAATTCAGATACAAAAATAGAACAGCGGTTTGATTTTACTGATTTAATGGAATATGGAAAATTAAACGGATTAGAAGAATCGTTTCTGAAAACTGATGAAGGGTATCTTACAGGAAAAGCAATAGTAACAAATATAGGAGTTTTCACTTACAGAAATCCTGATGGAACATTAAGACGGGAACTAAGATTACCACAGGAAGTATTCCACCCAGATTCTTTAGAAACATTAAAAATGAAACCAATATCAAATAATCACCCGGATGAGCTTGTAATTGATGCAGAAAATATCAAAAAGCATCAGGTAGGTTTTACTGGTAGTGAAATATATACTGACCCTTATCATCTTTCTATTCCGATTACAATTACAGATAAGCAGGCTATTGATGATGTCAATAATGGGAAAAGGGCATTATCAGCAGGTTATAGTCTCATGCTCGAAAATAAACCCGGAGTATGGATGGGTGTTCCTTATGATGCAATACAGAGAAATATAAAATATAATCATGTTGCTATTGTAGATAAGGGAAGGGCAGGGGATGCTGCAAAGATCCGTATGGATCAAGCAGAAAATATTATGTACTCAATAGGCTGGGAAAATGATACAGCCTTAGAAAATAAAGAAAAGGAGGATAAAACCTTGAATGAAGAAAATTTGCAATTAAAGAAAATTACCCTTGACGGCGTTGAATATAAAGCGGAAGCGGATGTAGTAAAAGCTGTTATGGGGCTGCAAAAACAAGTTGATTCTCTTAAAAAAGAAATTGAAGGTCTGAAAACTACAAAGACTGAACTGGAAACAGAAAAGTCAAAATTAGAAGCAGACCGGGATACTTACAAAGACAAAGCAGAGCAACTTGAAAAAGATTCAGCAGATGATACAAAGATTGAAGAAAGAGTTCAGAAAAGAATCAGAGTATTGACTGCTGCGGAAATGGCTTCTGTTTCTGTTGATGGAAAAACAGAAAAAGATATTATGAAGGAAGTCATAATAAAGAAATATCCAAAAGCAATTTTGGATAATCGGGATGATGTGTATATTGAAGCACGGTTTGATGCTACAATAGAACAGTTAGAAGTAGACGTGGACAAATCGAAAACAGAACAGATTTTCAGTTTTACCGGTGATGATGCAGGAAGACCAATTTCAGCAGATGATGCAAGAAAGAAAATGATGAAAACAGTTAAAAACTTGTCCCGCGGATTAAAGGAAGGAGATAAATAATGGGTGATTATGGTAATTTAGGAACTCCTTTTGCCGGAATGGTGCATGATGTTGTATCAGGAAATGACCGGACAAGAAAGTGTGCTGAAGCTGCTATTGATTGGGGTGCTGCTGTTTTTACTTATGCTGGGGATGATATTAACGGGTATTTAGTCAAACAGGATGTTGGTATAATCACTCTTGATGCTGATTTTGTAGCTGACAATACTATTACAACTACATTAACAATTGATGGTGTGGCACAAACTCCGGTAGCGACTGTATGGAATGCTACTCATAATGATACTATGGATGATCATAAGGATGCTTTAGAAGCAGCTTTTGATGATCTTATAGTTACCCTTACTGATGGAACTACTAACCGGGAATTCACTCTTCTTTTGAAAGGTAAAAATATTACTCTTATTACATCAGTAATTACAGGTGGTGTTTCTCAGGCAGGTATTACTATTACTTATAGCAATGGACAGATATTTGAGGGTATTGCTAGATTCACACAAAAAGCAATTGATGAACAGAATGCAGGTTCTTATGTTGAATATGATGCTATGAATGTACGGGAAAAGGGCTTCATTTATGTTGAAACTTCTGTTGCGGTTCAATCAGGTCAAGATGCTTATGTGATTTGGGCATCAGGAGCAAATCAGGGGAAGTTCACGAATGTTCCTACTGATAATTATGAGACCGGATGCAAGTTCCGGGAGACAATAACCGCAGCCGGTGTTGTCCTGTTAGAAGTAAACGGTATTCATACCGATGCAACACCATAAGGAAGGAGGTAAATAATTATGGAAAATAATCCTATCAGATTAGATGCAGGTGAATCTGCTTTTTTTCTCCGTCAATTGGAGTATATTAAAGCACGTACTTACGATCAGAAACTTAAAACACTGAAAGCAAAAACACTTATTCCGGTGTCAACAGAAGCTAACCCCGCTGCTGAAAATATTACTTATAGACGGTTTGATGCTGTTGGTATTGCAAAAATTATTGCTGATTATGCACAAGACTTTCCCCGTGTAGATATTTATGGGACTGAACAGACCGTAAAAGTACATGGAATTGGTGATGCTTATGGCTATAATATAATGGAAATACGAAGAGCAGCAATGGCTGGATTAAGTTTGGAACAAAGAAAAGCTAATACGGCAAGGAGAGCAATAGAAGAAAAATCTGATTCTATTGCATGGTTAGGTGATTCTGACTATAATATCCAAGGTTTTATTAATTACCCCGGAATATCTGAATATACTGTTCCTGATCCAGGATCTGGAACTGAATGGGCTAATAAAACAGGGGATGAAATCCTAGCTGATCTTAACGGAATCGTTTTTGGTATAATTGATTCAACTAACGGAGTAGAAGCCCCGGATACAATGTTAATGCCAATAACTCAATATAATCTGATCAGTGGTATACGTATCGGTGATGGTTCAGATAAAACAATAAAAACATTTTTCCTGGAAAATAATGGTTATATTAAAACAATCGAATGGGTAACTGAACTTAAAGGTGCCGGTGCTGGTGGAGCAGATAGATTTATGGTTTATTCTCGGGATGATAATCATATTACATTAGAAATTCCACAAATGTTTGAACAATTTCCACCACAGCAGAAAGGCATGGAATATGAAATTATGTGTCATGAAAGAACTGGTGGAGTTATTATGTACTATCCCCAATCAGTTGCGTATGGCGACGGCATATAAAATAAGGGGGAAATTACATGCTTAAACTAAAATGGAATGGAACAAAATATCATAAAATTTTACTAACTTTAAGAAATAATAATAAAGTAGAATTTTTTAATTTTACATTACAGCCAGGTGAAAATAATATTACTGAAGATATGTGGGAAAAAATTAAAAATAAATGTTTGCCTTATACGCAAAATGGGAAACTTGAAATTATATCTGAAGAAAAATTAGAGGAAATAAAGAAAAAAGTGAAAATTAAAAAAGTAGATAAAATTAATACAGATGAGAAAGGAGAATAAATGGCATTATTAAATTGGAAACTTGCCAATGTAAAGATTGTTCCTAAAAATTCACCAAAAAGTAAAAGAGGAGATAAAGAAAATAAAGTAGGCACAAAGGAATTTATACATCTCCTCCCCGGATATAATGAAGTGGATGATTCAGAATGGGAACAAATAAAAAATAATTGCAAGCCTAGATTAGAGGATAATAATCTTGTGCTTCTTACTAAAAAAGAAGGGGATAAAGAAATTATTGTTTCTTTTTCCGATATAGCTAAGGATAATCCTGATAAGGCTGTGGAAATTGTAAATCAGACTTATAATATTTCTTTGCTTGAAAAATGGAAATCAGAAACAAGCAGGGATGAATTAAGAAGTGCAATATTCAATCAGATAGATGCAATTAAAAACTATAAAAGCACAGGAAAAGGAATAAGGATTAAACAATAAATGGGTCTTTCCGTAAAGCAAATAATTGAAGTAAGATGTCCTGGCCTGTACACAAGTACAGGTCTGGACATTTATATTGAAATTGCAGAAAACCAGATTTCCTCCTGTTATTATGGAAGTAATAGAAATCTGGCTGTAGCTTTGCTTTCCTGTCATCAATACACTATGGATCAGCGTGGAGGAACAGCAGGAACGATTTCAACAAAAAGAGAAGGTGATTTATCAGTTTCTTATTCTACCATAGCCTCAAAAAATGGAGGTAGTGATCTTGACCAGACTTCTTACGGAAAAGAATTGCAGAGTCTCACAAGAAAATCTGGCAGTGGGGCTATTAGTGTAACCGGTGCAGATATTACCTGTTTGAATTCTAATATAATACCTTGTGAATAGAAAGGAGAAATATGAAATTAGAATACAAAGGAAAAACAAAACAAAAACTTGGAGTAGTTGATAATGAACATTTTTATATTCTACCTGGCAAAGATGAAAATATAAAAGATGAGATATGGGAAAAATTAAAAGAAACTCCCTGGGTAAAAAAACTTATTGAAAATGAATTATTGATAGAAAAAGCAACAAAGAAAAGTAAAAAGGAAGAGGTAATAGAAATAAACGGTGATGCTTAAAACAGAAGTTACGGTAAATACAAAAAAATGGGATAAACTCAAAGGAGAATTAAAGGATCTTGAATCCGCTTTTACTACCTGTGGTTTGCATAAAGATGAAACATATCCAAATGGACTTGATATTGCTTTTGTTGGTGCTGTCAATGAATTCGGCACTATTTATATTCCTTCCCGTCCCTGGATACGCGGATGGTTTGATGGTAAATTAAATGATATTAAAAACATCAAAAGAAGGATTAGAAGATTTAGGTTATTATGGGGCTACTGAATTAAAACAGTCTATAGTACAATTAAAAGAACCACCAAATGCCCCAGCTACGATTAGAAAAAAAGGATTTGATGATCCTTTAATTGAAACTGGATTAATGCGCGATACTGTTAATCATAAAGAATTTTTTAATCAACCTTTTCCTAAAGAGGAGGATGATTATTGAGTCTTTTTAATACACATACATTAACAGTAAAAAGATACACTGGTTTATATGTAAATGGAAGATGGACACAATCATTATCATCTACTTTTACTATTACAACTTCCTGGCAACCAGCAAATGGAAGAGATACTGAAACTTTGCCAGAAGGAAAAAGAAGCCAGCAAATTTATAAATGCTATCCCGCTACAGAATTATTCGTAGCTGATCCTGTGAATGGTCAACCCGCTGATATAGTAGTGGGGATAGATGGAAAGGATTATGAAGTCATTTCTTGTGCACCAAATCAGAATAATATAATAAATCATCATAAAGCTATGTGTACAAGAGTAAAGGAAGGGTCATGACATTTTCACAATTAGAAGCTGCTTTATATCAGTGGGCTTCTACTAATTCAGCTATACAAGTTATTTTTGCTGATGAGAATGGTATAAGACCAATTGATAAATATATTACAATAAAAATTATAATATCAACTCCAATAGGTCATCCTCATATAGGAAATACTGATGATAATGGAGATAGAGAGATTTTACAAAATGAAAATTTTACAGTAGAATTAAATTCATATTATAGAGGATCAAATGATGATTTACAAGTATTAAAAGATTCATTAAAAAAAGATGCTGTTATGCAGAGTTTAGCAGATGATGGAATAGTAATTCGGGATGAAAATGGTAGTATAACAGATTTAAGTGTTTTGCTTGATGATATTACTATTGAAAAAAGATATTTATATGAAATAAGATTTTCATTTTGTAAAACCGTTTCTGAAAATGTAAGTTATATTGGAACGGTAGATATACAACAAATATAAAAGGAGGTAATAACATATGGCATTAATTGATGAATATGTACAAGTAACAATAACAAGACAAACTGCTGTGGCTTCTGTTGCATCATTCGATAATATGCTGATTGCAGCAGAATTCTTGAAAGCATCCATCACACCTTCATTTGATGAGCGTGTCCGAGTATATGATAGTTTGTCTGAACTTGCTACTGCTGGATTTGGAACATCAAGTGCAGTATATCTTGCAGCAACAGCATTTTTTTCACAGAATCCCAATCCGGGAAAAATCTATGTAGGAAGAAAATTGACAGGTGGTGATGGTTCGGAAACCTGGGATGCTGCTTTAACTGCAATGAAAGAGGAAAATAATGAATGGTATGTTTTTTCTATTGATAGCAGGGGATTAGTTGATTTAGAGGATGTAGCAGATTGGTCTGAATCAAATAAAAAATTGTTTTCAATCACTGATGATGATCCTAATATTATTGGGGGGACTGGTGATATTGCAGAGTATATCAATACTCAGAATTATGACAGATCATTTCTAATGTTTCATCCCGATGCGGATGCAGGAGTAGATGATCCTTATATGAATTTCGCCTGGCCTGGTCTTATGCTTACTTATGATCCGGGCTCAGCAAATTGGCTGCATAAAACATTAAGAGCTGTTTCCGCCTATAATCTTACTTCAGCGGAAAGAAGTACAATTGAAGGTAAGAAAGGAAATTATTATTCTACAATAGCAGGATTAGATAAAACTCTTGGTGACGCTACAGTAGGAAGTGGTGAATATATTGATATTATTCGCGGAACTGATTGGTTGGAAGCAAGAATACAGGAACTTGTATATACTGCTTTAGGACAACTTGCTAAAATACCATTTACAGACCAGGGAATAGGCATAGTGGTATCACAAGTTGAAGCTGCATTACAAGAAGCGGTTGAAGTAGGCTTGCTTGCCCCACCTGATATAGAAGGAAATCCGAGTTATAATGTAACTGCTCCGCTTGCTGCTGATGTAAGTATAACTGATAAGGCAAATAGATTTTTACCTGATGTTAAATTTACAGCTACTTATGCAGGAGCAATTAATAGAACAGAAATCCGCGGAACTATTTCCGTATAAGAAAGGAGAGAATAAAATATGGGATCTTTAGTTAAAAATTATGACCCTAAAAAAGTAAATGTATTTTTCGGTGGAGTGCCTATTACTGGTTTTGCTGATGGTAGTTTTATTACTGTTACTCCTTCTTCTCAATATTGGACAAAAGTTAGCGGAGCTGATGGAGAAAAAGGCAGGGCAAAAAGTAATGATTATTCACATGAAGTAACAATTACATTAATGCAAACATCACAATCTAATGATTATCTTTCCGGTATATTAGCACTTGATAAAGCTTCTAATGCAGGAAAATTACCTTTAACTATTATAGATTTATCAGGAACAACAAAAATGAATTGGCTGAATGCCTGGATAAGACAACCACCAGATGTAGATGAAAGTAAAGAAATTACAGAAAGAGCATGGACATTTGATACTGGTGATATTGATATAGAAATTTATGGAGGTAATTTTTAGTGGGTCAACCAATAAAATATACATTAGATGGAACAGATTTTTTTATTACACCATTACCGGCAATTGAAGCATTTAAAATAAAAACTTTACTTATACAAAAATTAGCTCCTCTTGCCGGGGGAACTATTGATACTTTTCTGGGTATATTAAAATCTAATAAACAAAATGCTGAAAGTATACTTGATAAGGATTTAAATACAGAACAAATAGGTAAGGCCTTTGAAAAGCTTTTATTACAATTAGATCCTGATGATTTATTATTATTAGTAAAAAGATTATTAAAGACTACAATTTGTACTTATAAAAATGAAGATAAAATATTAAATTTACAATTTGATGAAAGTAATTTTGAATCCAGTTTTAATATTGTTTTTTCGCAAAGACTTATGAATGTATATCAGCTTTTATTTGAAATTATTAAAATAAATTATAACGATTTTTTCGTAAAGATGGAGGGTATTGGAAACCGGCTAAAAACTATTACATCGGAAATAATCGCACCAAATTCAGAAAAATCCTTGAAGAAATCGGGGAAATAGGTGAATTGTCAAATGATGTCCTGCTTGAATTTCCAATCTGGCGTATCTGGTTGAATGGAAAAGACTCCTTGCAAGAAATCAGAGATAAATGGAATTATAATGATGTAATGATAGCAAATGCCCTCCTGGATATGCAATCTGATCAGAAGGATGCAATTGATGGATATTACGATAAGAAAACTAAGAAAGGGAAATAATTGGTAATAAGGTCACTGCTTACGGCATTAGGGTTTAAATCTGATAATGCTGCTGCTTTAAGATATGACCAGATACTCAATAAAATATATACTACAGCTAAAAAAGTAGTTGACGTAACTCTAAAATTTGGAAATGCAATAATGCAGTCTGCCGGAGAAATGGAACAATGGGAAATTGCTTTTGAAACTATGTTAAGGAGTACAGAGAAAGCAAATAAATTGATGCAGGAAGTAATTGAATTTGCTGCTACTACTCATTTTGAACTTCCCCAGGTAATAGAAGGGAGTAAAAGATTGCTTGCATTTG